AGGAGATAACACAAAAGTCACTCCGTATTATTTATAGTAACAAAAATTTACAAACCTGTCAAGTTTTTGGTAGGTTAGGATTGAGAACATTTTTTATCACGTAATCTCTAAACGACCAACCCCAGTCCCAGACATGCATCTCATATAATTCTGGTGGTAAATCATCTAGACCAATTGATCTCTTCAATCTTCTGACCCAAAAAGAATTATTTTTATTTGAATCTTTATTGAAAGGAACTCTATTCTCTTTTACAATTTTTACCTTATCTTGAATAGAGTATTTACCATGAGTAGTTTTAATGGTGGTGGGATCGTACCACCAATCACCTTTGTTCAACCAACACTTTGTGTCTGGATCTTTTATTTCATGCCAATCCACCTGATATATGTGATGCTCATCTTGTATCCCTGTTATAGGTCTTATTGTTTTGAACAAGTCATAACACTCTCGCAATACGTCATCGTAAGTATTATTTGTGGTGAAACTACCTGCCTGAGGATGCCTTTTGTTTCTAGCAATCTTTGATTTTGGTGACGTAAGATCAAGACCTATAGTCTCCCAATTATGTATCCTACTCCAGTTTAATTTTGTCAATTGTCTAGCACAATCAAATGATATCTGATCTCGATTAGACCCTATCTTACTATACTTCCACCATAGATCATGAAACTCTGCCATCTCATCATCTATCTGCCTCCATATACATGTTAAAACTGGTGAGCAATATTGTTTAAAATCATAGTCAACTTTACTTAGAGCATCGACAAGTTCAAGCATCTGTTCCTTGCTATTATAGTTGGCACCAAAACCCTCCATAATTTCATTATGAAAAGTAAATCTGTGAGGATGCAACATGTGCGTCAGAGGAACCTCTTTCAATATATCTTTAGACAAGTCAACCCATTCTTTTGTATGAACATAACATCCATCTAACCATACTGTTTTAGATCCATATGGAAATAATTTGTGTGGACATATTTTTGCATATGAAGATAACCTTCTAGGGTCACCGTCTATTTCATCGTATACAAATTTAGGTATAGGTCTGAACTCCCAAGGTCCTTTTTTCTCTACGTTACCATCTGTATAACAAACATACTTTACCTCAGGATCGTAATACATGTCATCAGGTATGGTATCATACCAATTTGTTATACTGGTATAAATTATTATTTGATCCTTCTCTGGGTTATCCCACTCAATAGCATAAGAATATACACCTGCGTCACCATAAAAGGGTTCGCCAGTAATACGATCTGTGCCTGTCCTAAAATATTCTTTCCAATCATATAAACCTGTAAGTTCTGTGAGTAAATCTGTGAACTCAATTATGTCTACATCCTCTTCATGATATACATAATCACCTGTCCTATTATCCCACCACTCACCGTCAGGACTCGCATCAGAAAATTGATTTATTAGGTCTCTCGATGGTTCAGTTTCATATTCTATACCACTTAATTGCAATGCCACAGAGCAAGCTAATTGATCCCTTACACCACCTCTGTTATACCACTTCCACCATAACTTATCAAAGTCTTTTGTATTACCATTTCTCCATATAACAGTGCATAAGGGAGAGAAATATTTTTCAAAATCAAATGGTGTCTCTGATACCTCTGTAGTAAATTTGAGAATGTCATCAGGATCTACCCATCCTTTAGAGATATACTCAGCACACTCCTCAAGATAAGAGTGTTTATGAGGATGACTCATTATGAAAAATTTTTTACGAGATAATATATCTTCACTTATCTCTTTGAATTTATCATTTAGAAGATGAACTTTTGATGCGTCTATGTATACACTTGGTTCATCAAATGGGCATAGTATTTTTTGTTTCCTACTACTTCTAACTGGGTCACCTAAATCCTCTACATCTGTTATTACTTTTACCCATGATGGTGCCTGTAAATCTTCAATATAATTATTTGTGTTTATTGTATAGTAAATCATAATACACTGTGCTCTCTCATCAAGAAATCATGGTCATGATACGTTGTATATAGTTTGGGATGAAGACCTGTAATTTTTTTCATCTCTCTCAACAATTCATCTTTCCTATGGTATTGTTGTAGGTCACCTCTCTGTGGATGTTTCCCCCTTCTACCTACCTTATTATAATATCCAAGAGGCACACCTGATTCTTCCCTATTTTCTATTACTGACGGAAGTAATCCTGATTCTTTGAGTGCCATGTCGTATGCAATTTGATCTCGATTACATCCTACAAGCGACCACTTGTACCATGATTCATTGAATAATTTTACATTCGGTGTCAAAGTTCTCCACACTATAGAACCAAGCGGACTACAATATGATTTGAAATTGTATCCAGAATCTTTTAGTTCTTGTGTAAGAGTTATGGCATCATCAAAAGAAAAGAATGCACATAAAAACCCCTCCAGTATCTCATCATAATATGTAAATTTTGATGGGTGTCTAAGCATTGTAAATGGAAAACACCTTCTACTTTTTTCTATAAAATTTGATGTGTGTTGGTAACAAGCATCAACCCATACTGTATGTGATCCTTCTGGAAAAAATATATGTGGATTTGCTTTGGGATAAAATGATAATCTTCTTGGACAATCTATATCTAAATCTAATTTTATATACTCCCATGGTTCAATGGTAGTGTCAATTGAACCATCATGAAAACAAACATACCTGACATCAGGATGATAATATTCTGATACTAGATTATCATATCCATTTGTGATACAGGTGTACACAATTATATCTTTTGGATCAACATTATAATTCATGTTGAATGATCTTTTTGTGATGGGAAATATCTTACGCATGTCTCGTACGATATCTGTTGATGGTGTATGTAATTTATATGATTCTTTGTAAGATTTCATCCTACTACTTTTGTTCATGTCAATGACAAGATCAACTCTATGTGCTTTTGTGACCAAAAACTCAGCGATAGAACTAGAAACTTGATCTCTGTTTACACCTTCATCATACCACTGTCTCCACACTTTGCACCACTCTATAATTTTTGATGTCAATCTTCTCCATACAACACAATTTATTGTTTGATCATAAAATTTAAGTGGAAAATTGATTGACTTGATACGTTTACACATGTCAATAATTTCATCACTGGTAGAGAATCCATGGTAATATAACTTCTCAAACTCCTCAACCAAAGTTCTCCTGTCAGGGTGTCTTTGTAATATAAAATCATGTTTTTCTAGAAGTGTTTTTGAATACTCAATAAGTTCATTTGATATACTATACGATGCGTCAATCCACACAGTTGAAGCACCTGATTCAAAATATAAATGTGGGCAATGTTTAGGATGATAAGATTTTCTTACTGGACACTTCTCATCTATGTCTATCTTTCTATACTCCCACCCCTCTGTATCTGGTTGATCACCATCATAAAAACAAATAAATTTTACATTAGATTTAGGGGGTGGTGCTAACTTATCATATCCATTTGTTATTGCAGTGTAAAATATCATCCATTCAATTTATCTTTAGGTTGTATCTTACCCATCTTCTCACCTAAAATTCTGTTAGTGACTTGTCCTGGTTCACGAGAGAACCATCCTGTTGCTATGTATTTTGATACGTCACCTGTAAGAAATGATCCTCTGTGCACATGAGTATAAGCAGCAGGCCACAATACTACAGTGCCTTTCTTAGGTTGAAAAGATATCTCTTGATGGAAAAAATCAGTTGCACCACCACACTCCATAGGTACATCGTTGAGGTAAATCATCCATGTCAATACCCTATCTCTGTATAAGAAACTACCATTTTCACAATGCCATACGTGATACCCCCCTCCAGAATTTGTCTTCTGTACTTTACATGTCCAAGATGATACAGGATCTGATGAGTCTAACAATCCTTTCCATTTCTTCGCATAAATTTCAAACGCTCCACCCACTGCTTGATTTACCTCCATGGCAAGAGAGGGATCACAAATTTCCAAATACAATTGTTGATCTTTTCTACCAAAATCACCATATTCATTGAACTGTTTGCTACCATCACCCTTGGGTGAGAGTTTGAGTTCTTTACCTGCTACCTCTGTCACTTTGACCTCTTCAATATGTTTTTTACCATACCAAAACTCAAATGAATCTATAACTGCGTCACAAAATTCCCACTTTACAAAGTTTTCAAATACACCGATAGCACCATGGTCTACCATGCCACTAAAATCTGGTTGTTTAAATTTTTCATCAAGAATTACTTCAGACATTTTGAGACTCCTGTTTGCCTTGGTTTATGTACACCTGTGGTGGTATTCTACCACAGTATTCATCTAATTGCATCACTTCTTGTATCTTGACATCACCACCATTCTCTCTCCAAAAATCTGTGAGTGCATGATTACTATTTTTATGAAATATTTCTATGTGTTCTTCATGTATTGCTGAACCCATATCTAATCTATAGTTGAACAATGGTGTGGCATATGACTTACCACTGTCAAGAATCAAGTCTTCGGAGACTGCTCTTGGTCTGATGTTTTGGT